TTCTTTTGAAGTAGATTTACCTGCAGGTTCAGCAGGAGCAATAGTTTCAATACAAGATTATAATAACACATTTGATTCAAATTCATTAACAGTTGATCCAAATGGTTCAGAAAAAATTAACGGTGGTTCGGCTGGAGATTCAGTTACATTATCAACAGAAGGACAAGGAGTAACTTTTGTTTACATTGATTCAACAGTTGGTTGGAGATCTGTACAAGACAATCAATTTTCACAAGCTGGTCAACCACCTTTTGTAGAAGCTACCGGTGGTACAATAGCAACTTCACCTTGTGGAAATTTTAAGACACATACATTTACAGGTCCAGGTACTTTTACGGTTACTCAAGCTGCAGGTTGTGCAGCTAATAACGCAGCTGACTATTTAGTAGTTGGTGGAGGAGGCTCTGGTGGTGGAGATAGAGGTGGCGGAGGAGGAGCAGGTGGTTTAAGATATTTTTTAGATACAACAAGATGTGCTCCCACATCTGGAGCTCCAGGAGCTCCTTTAAATGGTTATGGAAGCCCTAGTCCTTCTGGAACAGCAATTACACTATCAGCACAAGCTTATACAATAGCGGTTGGTGGTGGCGGAGCTGGAAGTTCAGGTGGACAACAAGGTAATAATGGAAATGTTTCAACTTTTTCAACAGTAACATCAGCTGGTGGTGGATTTGGTGGTGGATGTCAAGGTGGAACAAAAACTGGAGGTCCTGGTGGTTCTGGTGGTGGCGGAAGAGACGCAGCTGGATGTACAGCAGGTGGAAATGGTAATACCCCTTCGGTAACTCCAGCCCAAGGGACTAATGGTGCACCCTCAACAGGTGCTAATAATAGAGCAGGAGGTGGTGGTGGAGCAACTGTAGCAGGCGGAACAGGAGCACCTCCAGGTGGAGGTGGTGGAGCTGGTGCTGGTTTACCAACAGCTTTTGGTGCTACTAACGGAGTAGCTAATCCAAGTCCAGATGCTTATAGATATTATGCAGGTGGTGGTGAAGGTGGAGATAACTGTGCTGCTTCAACAGCTGGTGGTGGAATAGGTGGTGGTGGATCAAGAGGCCCAGGTGTACCTGGTGTAGGAAATGCAGGAACAGCTAACACGGGTGGTGGTTCAGGAGGAAACAATAATAACACTAACTCTGGAAATGCTGGTGGTTCAGGTGTAGTAATAATAAGATACAAGTTTCAATAGGTAAATTATGAGTGAAATAAAAGTAAATAAAATTAGTCCAAGAACAGCGTGTGGTACAACTACATTAGGAGATAGTGGAGATACATTCACAATTCCTGCTGGTGTATCAATAACTAACAATGGTACTGCATCAGGTTTTGGTGCAACAGGTGCTGCGTCTTGGAATACAACAGTTAAAACAGGAGATTTTACAGCAGTTGCTGGTGAAGGATATTTTGTAAATACGTCTAGTGGTGAGATTGATGTTACTTTACCATCGTCTCCAAGCGCTGGAGCAGTTGTTGCTGTAGCTGACTATGCAAATAATTTTTCAATAAATAATTGTATACTCGTTAGAAATGGTTCAAAAATTGGTGGAAATGAAAACAATGCAGTATTAAAGGTTTCAGGAGTTGCAGTTACAATAGTTTTTGTAGATTCAACACAGGGTTGGATTGTAACAGATGATGGACAAAGAACCACTGCGGATTCAAATCCTTATATACAAGCATCTGGAGGTACAGAATTAACTTGTGGTAATTTTAAAACCCACGTTTTTACAGGTCCTGGAACGTTTACCGTTAGCACAGCGGCTTTATCAGCTCCAGATAACGTAGTAGAATATTTAGTAGTAGCAGGTGGTGGATCAGGAGGAAGATATATTGCTGGAGGTGGTGGTGCAGGTGGGGTTAGAACTTTTACAACTTTAAGTCCAGCAACTCCAATTAACGCTCCAGCTGGTGTTACGGTTTCTGCACAGGCGTATCCAATAACAGTAGGAGGTGGTGGTGCAGCAGTTGGTCCTGCAGGATGCACTGGACCAAGTTTAGAAATTGATGGTAACAATGGTGCAGTTTCAACTTTTTCAACAATAACATCTGCTGGCGGTGGTGGCGGTGGTAATTGTGGATCAGTTGGTTTAAATGGTGGATCAGGTGGTGGTGCAGGCGGTAGAGATCCTTTGCAAGGTGGAACAGGTAACACGCCTCCAACAACTCCAGCGCAAGGAAAAGATGGTGGAGATTGTCCAAATTCTCCTAGTAGTTCAGCTGGTGGTGGCGGTGGTGGCGCAACTACAGAAGGAGCTATCAGGGGTACGCCTATAAAATATGGTGGAGCAGGTGGTACAGGTGCATTTTTAAACCCTAGTTTTTTTGGTCCAACAGCACCAAGTTATGGTCAAGCACCAACACCTTTAGCACCAAATGGAAGATATTTTGGTGGTGGAGGCGGTGGAGGCGGTTTCGATACTGCTCAACCTCCTTCTAGCACTGGTAGTGGTAAATTAGATAATGGTGGAGCAGGTGGCGGAGGATCAGGAACAACTTCTCCTTCAGGCGGTCCAGGTCCATATAATTATGCTGCTGAAGCAGGTGCTGATAATACTGGTGGTGGGGGTGGTGTAGCTGGAATTTCATCAGCTTATGGTAATCAACCTGGGGCAGGAGGATCAGGAATAGTTGTAATAAGATATAGATTTCAGTAGTTGAATGATAATTAAAATTAATATATAAGGAGAAACATTATGGCACATTTTGCAAAACTAGGAGCTAACGGTAAAGTTATTCAAGTATTAACTTTGAATAATTCCGATATGCTTAACGCTGATGGTGTTGAAGATGAATCAGTAGGTCAACAATATTTAGAAACACACAATAATTGGCCTGCACAAATGTGGATTCAAACTTCATACAATACAGGTGGTAACAAACATAACTCTGGTGATGATTCAAAAGCATTTAGAGGAAACTACGCAGGCATAGGTTATACTTGGGACGAAGATGATCAAATCTTTTGGCCTAAAAAACCTTTTGCTTCTTGGGTAAAACATAACGAATCAGCTTCTTGGAAATCACCTATCGGTGATGCTCCCGCATTAACTGCAGAACAAGAATCACAAAATACAGCTGATACTCATAGATGGGGTTATGACTGGAATGAAGCTAATCAATCTTGGGACTTGACAGATAGCAAAGCATAAATTAAAAATGGTGGTGGTATGCAGAAGAAAGTATTAACAGAGCAAACATTATATTATGGTGATGTGGCAATGCCCAAAGATTGGGACATTGACCGAGATAAGTTATCAGGCGACATTTTACAATCAGTAATTCAAAACAAACAATTTCCATTCTCAAGAACTTGGGATATGTTAAATACTTATATGCGAGATCACATTGGTCTTGAATATGGTATCAGTTTAGTTAACAAAGATACGTGGGGTAATATCTATAAACCTGCAGAAACTACAATTCCATTATTAAATATTGATCCAGTAGATTTACGTAATTCACCTGATTATACTTTATTATATGGTGTAAAAGTCAAAGATTGTATGGTCAGAATACACTTTGAAGATAATAGACGTAAGGGTAGATCTTGGGATATACCACTTTTAAATAACAGATTTATAATGTTTCCATCTACTAATATGTATTATTTAACTAATAATCAAAAAGATAGTTTAAATTTTGTACAAACTATAACGTATGAATATATCTAATTACTATTGGTATTTTAGTGGTGTTCTTACACCAAAGTTTTGTGATGATGTTATAGCTTATGCAAATTCTAAAGAAGAAGTTATGGCTAGAACAGGTGGCTATGGTGATAGAAAATTAAAAAAAGAAGAAGTAAAAGATTTAAAAAGAAAAAGAAATTCTGATTTAGTATGGTTGAATGATACTTGGATATATAAAGAATTACATCCATATGTTCATATGGCTAATAAAAAGGCTGGTTGGAATTTTGACTGGGAAAGAAGTGAATCTTGTCAATTTACAAAATATAAACACAACCAATATTATGATTGGCACTGTGATAGTTGGGATAAACCATACGATAGAAAAGATCCTAACAATCCAGAACACGGCAGAATTCGAAAACTATCTATGACTTGTCAATTAACAGATGGTTCAGAATATAAAGGTGGTGAATTAGAATTTGATTTTAGAAACTATGATCCACATATGCGAGATGAATCAAAACATAGAATACAATGCAAAGAAATATTACCAAAAGGATCGATTATTGTGTTTCCTAGTTTTGTTTGGCATAGAGTTAAACCAGTAACATCAGGCACAAGATACAGTCTTGTTGTCTGGCATTTAGGAAGGCCTTTTAAATAATGTATATAAATAACTATTTTAACACAACAATTTGGTCAGAACAAAAACCAGAGTTTGTAAAATCTTTAACTAAAGCATCTAACAAATATATTAAAGATGCAAGAACAAGAGAAAAAAAATTTATAAAAGAACACGGTGATTTTGGGAGATCATATCACTCAACACCACTAACAGCAGACAATGACTTTTTAGATTTTAGAAATTACATTGGTCAAAAGTCTTGGGAGTATTTAGATCATCAAGGTTTTGATATGCAACAATACACAACACTATTTAGTGAGATGTGGGTACAAGAGTTTGCTAAAAAAGGTGGTGGTCATCA